CACACGAATGCCAGTTAACAACGTGAACCTCGATGCTGGTGAAATGGTTGGAACGGTTGTACTCGCAGAGGGCAGAACAAACTGTATTCTCTACAAGGATTGGGTAATCGTGCCAGCCCACGTCATGATGTGCAAACTTCCAATCAATTTATCGTTCAAACACTACACGTGCACGTTGACTGAGGTGCCAGAGGCTTACGCTTTCCCTGGATTTGATCTACTCTTGATTAGAAGACCACGTTCATTGGCCCCAGTCCGTTGTTACGCAACAATCGATCACGCACGTGATGGAATGACGGTCCAGATGTTGTCAAGGAAGGGACAGAACAGCAAAATCATTCCCACAGTAACAGCTGAAGCATACCGCACCAAGGAATTCAGATGGGAGCACCAAATTCCAACGGAAGTGGGAATGTGTGGTTGCCCAGTTTTTGATGTTGCAACAGGAAAAATAGTTGGCATTCATATTTCAGGGAACATCAAGAAAATGTGTAACACTTTTGAAGCCTTCCCAGGTGATGCCATCAAACTCCTGAACTCAAATGATAAAAAGACCAGCAACTTATATATCAAAAATCAACTCAAGGATTGGAAGTTTATCGCAGAAGTCCACGGTCATGACTCTTCCAAGCTGGTTAATCTACAGGGAGATTTTGTGGAGTTCAAGGAGTTTTCACGCGATACAAGCAGATACACAGTTGAAAACTTCATAAAATCAGCGCAAGCAGGTGGTTTCTTCGTTCCGAGAGAGGTGTCACAGCCACAAAAACTCCCTCCAACAGTCTCAGCCGTGCACATGGAAAATGTAGCGTATGCGAATGGTTTGTTAAACACACGGCACACATTTGTTGGTGAAAGTGAGTACTGGAAGCAATTTAAAGCGTGCACCCCAGAAGTTGACGAAATTGTCTCCAGGTACGAGGATCAATACTTACCAAGTGAACTGAGTAGGGAGGCATACTGGAAAGATTTGTTAAAGTACAATAGGCATTTTCATGGTATCAAACCGGACGTTAACGCTCTCAAAGCGGCAACGAGGCAAGTTATAAAGGTTTTGAAAAACATTGGGATGAAACCAACAAGAATCATGACAGCCGATGAAGTTCTGGCTGATGTCCAATGGTCCACAGCAGCTGGTCCACTTTATGGCATGAAAAAGAAAGAGCT